GACCTTGCTACAACTGGTGCGCCAACTCTAGACATTGGTTTCGGTTCTGTAGATAGCAATATCACATCAGACCCAGATGCGTTGATTAACGGTATTGCACTGTCATCAGCTACTAGCACAACTACTGTTATGTCTGATGTTGCGAATGCTGGTAAATACGCCTGGGAATTCGTCAGCGGTCAAACTACTGACCCAGGCGGCGTTCTCGATGTTTATGCTACAATTGCAGATGCGGCCACTGATACAGTAGGCACGCTCTCTGTTGAGCTATACGGGTATTTTGATTAATCCCCTGTTGTACTTGGGGGCTTCGGCCCCCTTTTTTATAGGTGATATATGTTCAAGACCAGAAAAGAGGATTTTGGGGGGGTTGGAGTTTTATGCTCTCTTAACATGGTTAAGCCAGTCTCAAAAGCGGTTTTTATCTATACTGAGCCTACACCTTTAAAGCTTATCAAGGTTAAGGTTAAATTGTTTTTATATTGCCTTTTAGGCCAGGTTTTTTAGCATGCCAAAAACAAAAGCAGAATGCAGGAATAGAGCCTTACGGAAGCTGGGTAAGCTGGCCATAGGCCAGACTGCAGAATCACAACTAGCTGCGGATATGGACGACGCTTACGATCAAACCTACGCCAGACTGGCTGAAATGGGATTGGTTACATGGAGTTCTACCGATTCAGTTCCTGATGAGTTTGTTGAGGACATTGTTTCCATAATGGCTTTTGAGCGTTCCGAAGGTGTGCCAGATAGTCGCTACATGAGGTTACGCGATGATGCTAGTAGGGCATTAGTTAGCATTTCGGCATACATATCAGGGAGTTATGATTGCCCTCGTGACGTAGAGAACTTTTAATGCCTAACGTACCTATCCCATTAGTCGGCCCAACGTACACAAGTAGATCGCTTGAAGTAGCTTCTCAGGTAACTAAGAATTTCTATATTGAGGTAAATAACACCTCTCCAGATAACCAAACTATAACAGCGTTCCAGCCGTTCCCCGGCCTAACGTCATGGGCGGCCACTACTGGCCAAGATAGGGGTTTAGGTGTATACAAAAATGAGTTATACAAGGTTTCGGGTAATACCCTATATAAAATAGATTCCAATGCAGTGGTTACGACCATAGGCACTATTGCTGGTAGTGGTCGGTGTGTACTTGTAGAGGATAACTATAATCTGGTTATTACTACAGGCAGCACCAAACCTTATACTTATAATGGCATAACTTTAACGCTTGGGACTGATGCTGATCTACATGAATCAAATACAGTTACATACATCAAAAACCGTGTTGTATATGACGGCAATGAAGGGGATGTATGTTTTGCAGATCTAGGATCACCGCTAAGTGTGAACAGTGCAAACGTAACCAGCGCAGATAACAAGCCAGATGACACGATAGCGGTCTATGCTTTTAAAGACCAGTTGTTTGCTTATGGTGACGCCTCTATAGTCCCTTATTATAATTCAGGTTCTGGAAATCCACCTTATGACATAATCCAGAATTCAGTGCAGGAGATTGGACTTCATGCGGTTCACTCGTTAAGCAGTAACAATAATGCAATGTACTTCCTTGGAAGTGACAAGCAGCCGTATGCATTAACGGGCCTACAACCTCAATCTATAGGTAATCCAGCGATAGGGCAGGCAATAGACCAATATGCAAATACTACTGATGCAATAGGTGAATGTTTTAGTTTTAATAATCAGAACTTCTATCTTTTATCATTCCCACAGCATGAAAGTTGGCTATTTTCTGAGGGTGCGGGCTGGACAAACCTGTCCTATAGAAACACCTCAACGGGTGATGCTGAGGCATGCCTAATTAATTCTTATGCCAAATGTTACGGCAAGCACTTAGTTTCAGACCGTCGAAACGGGAATGTATACGAATTAGATTTCAATGCTTTTGAGGACAATGGTGATACTATCATCCGCCAGCGAGACACAGCTAAGATAAGCGGTAAGTCTTTTGGATTCCCTGGTAAAGAAATATTTATGGAGCGCCTCGAGATAGTCGTTGAGCGTGGCGTTGGCCTTATCACTGGGCAAGGTTCAAACCCCCAAATAATGATGCAATATAGTGATGATGGCGGCAATTCATGGTCTAGTGAGCGATGGGCGGATATTGGCACGCAGGGCGATTATAGTCCAATGAAGCCAATAATTTGGGAAGAGCTAGGATCCTTCTATGAGCGCATGTTTAGGTTTAAGGTATCCGACCCAGTGAAGGTAGTTCTAATCAGCGCTAATGCAGATGTAGAGGTTGGAGTTTGAGTCAGGTAGATCCGTACATAGTAAAGATGCCCCAGGCGTTCGCTGAAGATCCTGAGCTTCAGGCATGGTATACCTATACAAATAGGTTTTTGCATGATCTATGGCGAGGTTTAACAGGTGGAACTGGTGACACTGAGATTGTTGAAACTGCTCCCTACCAAACTTTATTAAGCCAAGTAAATAACATAAACGGCGAGTTAGCTAAGTTAAAAGAAAATCTAGGAGACGTAGAAAAACAACAGATTGTAAAGCATGAGATTGAGCAATTAAAAAAAACTATAGATCGATTACCCAGGCAAGATGTAATTCATGACTTAAAGCAAATTAGGCGAGATTTTGAAAGAGTAGCCTTTAATTCTTTAGGTGCCAAAAAAAAGTTTAACAATATATCAGTCTCTTCTGCATACAACGCTGTCGATCATGATTTCATAACCGCAACAAGCTCAGCGGTTATAGCATTGCCGCAATACCCTATTAAAGATAGCATTATTATCATCACCAATAACGACGGCTCACTTATAGAAGTTGATGGCAACGGCAAAAATATATCATCTAGTTCAAGTGTTTTTATTCATCAAAAAGGCGACTCAATAGAGTTGCAATATAATTTAGACGAGTGGCGCATTAAGTGACATATATAAGCGACAGTGGTTATGGTGTAGCCTCAACCGGCAATACAACTACCTCAACATTAACTGGCGGAGCAACATTTACCGGAACTGCCGAGCAGAATGCATTTAGTGATGTTATGTGTAGCTGTTATGCTGACGTTTCTGGAACGCTATATTTTGACTTCAGTGTAAACGGTACAGATTGGCGAACATTTCCAAGCGCAGGATTTAAAGTTAGTGGTGGGATTCATGAGTTTCACACCGCTGTCAAAGGCCCAAGATATTTTAGAGTTAGATTTGTAAACGATGCGACCGCGCAAACAACATTGCAGTTGTACACATATTACGGGACGTTTAGACAGGGCAATACCCCCTTAAATCAAACTATTGGCCGTGACCATGATGCTGTAATTTCTAGGAACACGGTTGCTCAGGATGAGATTACAGAGGGTAGAAGATCGGGGGTAAACCAGTGGAATAAATTCGGCTATAGGTCAAACCTACAATCATCCGGCGGTGATGAAACTATATGGGCTAGCTCAACCACATCTAACAATCTAGCAATAATGACCTCTGCTGATACGTTTGATATCTCCTACAATAGCACTACTGATGGCGCTGCTGGTGGAGCGACTGGGGCAACAAAGATTACGTTTTATTATTTAGACGCCAATGAAGAGCTAGCTATTTTTGAGCATACCCTAGGATCAACCGGAACCGACACGACCAGCTTTACAGGGTTGGGTATTAACAGGGCTGTAGTAACTGCATCCGGCACCAATAACACGAACGTAAACACTATCACAATAACAAATACTACACTAGGAAATGACCAGGCCATTATCCCAGCTGGTGAGGGTGTAACCCAACAGGCATTTTTCTTTATGCCTAATAACGCCAGGGGTGCGGCTAAGTGGCTGTTTTTATCAGCAAATAAATTAAGCGGATCAAACCCTAAAATTACGTTCAAGGGTTTCGTGTATAATAGAACAGTAGATAGCAAGTTTTTAGTGTTTCGCTACATTATGGATACGCAAAGCGAAAACCATATAACTATTGAAGACCCTTGCAACTTTAGATTAAGCCCAAGGGATGTTTTATTTTTTACTGCTGATACAGACCAAAACAACACTACTTGCGATTGCCGGTTCAGCTTGAACGTTTACGACGAGGAGTAAAAATGGCTACAAATTACTTAGATTATGTGCAAGAACCTCTACCAGCGGGCGGGGCTAATATGTACACAGCTGGAACAATTGACTATGCACAAGTGACATATTTAACCGCATTCAACACAAGCGCAAGTAACGCCACTATAACCGTGGAAGTGACTAAAAGCGGAAGCTCAGCAGCTCAGTATGTGAGTGATATTGTGCCGGCGGGTAAGCAAGTTGTTGTAAGTGAGATGTTGAACAGAACATTAAAAACAGGTGATATTTTAAAGGTTACGTCAGGCACTGCTGACGTTTTAAATGTTTCCCTTGGAATTCGTGAGGTTACATAATGGGGTTCATTACAGACGTTTTGGAGAGCACCTTTGTTGGCGATGCTTTAACCGCTGGGAAAGAAGAGAAAGAGGCGGCTAGAGCTCAGCAGCAGGGTATGCGTTCAGCTATCGAGGAGCAGCGCTCAGCAAGAGAGGCTTTTGAAGAGAGGACACAACCTTTTGTTGATGTTGGGCTGACTGCAGTTAATCCTTTAATGGAGTTTTTATCCCAGCAATCAGGAGCACAACCACAAACAATAGAAGAGATTAGTCCTGTAGTTGAATTCTTAAGGCGGGAGGGGTTTGAAGATATCCAGGAGAGTGCGGCGGCTGGAGGTAAGTTTAGATCAGGCGGCACGCTTCAGGATTTAGCTAGGTTTAACACGCAGCTAGCGTCAACAGTTGTGCCACAGCTTCAACAACAAAAACTTAATGCGCAACAGCAGAGATTTAACCAGTTATTTAATATTTTAGGCATCGGGCAAAGCTCGGCAGTTGGGCAAGGCCAGGCCGCTCTTCAGTCTGGTCGTGGTATTGCTGGTTTGCAGACTGGCATAGGTACTGCTGGAGCACAAGGTATACTTGGTGCTGAAGATGCAAGAGATCAGGCTAGATCAAATATAGCTGGATTTCTTGGAGGCTACCAAGGTGGTGCATTTAGTCCACCTCCACAACAGTTTGGAGGCTTCTAATTATGAGTAACCCACTGCAATCGTTCTTATCGGCAAAACAGGCCGGTATAAGCATGCAAAACCAACAATTGAATAGAGATATAGCTCTAGAGAGACAGCGGCAAGATAGATCCTTGAAAGGCGCTCAACTAATGGACAAGAGCATTGATTTTATTATGAAGTCAACAAATGATCCAGCAGCTAGAAGGCAGTTATTTTTTAATCCTCAGTTAGAGCAGGTTAGGCAGTCTTACGGGATTAAAGTTCCACAAATGGCAACTGATAATGATTTCACTAACCAATCATTAATGCAGCTCAAGTCCGGCTTGGGTCAATCGATGCAGCAGATGACCAGCGGTCAAATTAACCTAGAGCATCAAGCTCAAGCGCTTATTGGGTCTGAAAACCCTGATACTGGACAACCTTTTACTAGAGAGACGGCGCTTCAGTCATTAATCCGAAAGCAGGCCGGCATTGATAGGCGAGCTGGAACGGTAACGGGAGCTGAAGCGATTGCAACCACTCCAGGGGTTACAGATAAGGTCGCAACATCCAAAAGAACTATTAAGGAAGCAGAGGAGCGTGGAGCTGGAGCTGGTAAAGTCGCGTCAGATGTTATCGGTGAGTCATTTGACCGTATAGGCAAAATAACTGCCAACATTAGAAATATTGACAGAGCAATTGACGCAATTGATAGGGGAGCTGGCACAGGTCGAGCAGAAAGGTTATTGCCAAGCGTTAAAGCTGCGTCTATTGAATTAGATAACATTAGGGGCGAGCTAGGCTTAGATGTTGTCGGTGCCACCACTTTTGGTGCGCTATCAGAAAGTGAATTGGAATTTGCGCTCAATGTTGCCCTTCCTGATAAGATGGACGAAAAAAGCTTAAAAGACTTTTTGAGTAGAAAAAGAAAAGCTCAATCAAGCCTTATAGACTACCTTGATAATCAGATAGATTTCCTTGAAGGTGGAGGCACTGTCGGAGAGTGGCGAACACTTATAACTGACGCTGAGGACGCTATAGAAAAAGGTGCAGATCCTGGGTTAGTGCAGGATAGATTAAGGCAGATGGCTAGGGGGCGATAATGGGCGCTTTTGATGATTTAATACCACAAAAACCCCAACCATCAAGCATTGGTAGCGGGACTTTCGACGACCTTATACCAAGCTCTACAACTAAACAACCAGACGTAGCCGCACCAGTTGAAGTTCAGCAACCTACAGACTTAAGCGGCATAAGTGAAAATGCAGTCTCGTTTCTTCAGGGGGCTAGAAGCGATGTTCCATTTGCTAAAAGAGTTGAAACATATAAAGCTAATATAGCCCAAGGTATGCCAGAAAAGGCCGCTTTAGAGTCTGCCGCTTTCGGCTCTCAAGGGTTAGGTGAAACCATTAGCGAAGGATTGGAGTTTGCAAAAGGTATTCCTGGCCTTATACCATCGGTAGCTAGTAGCGCAGTTCTTGAGCCTGTAGCGGGTATAGCGGGTATAGCTCAAGCTGTTAACCCATTCGCCGAAGAGGGCGCAGGCGCTAGAGCTGTTGAGGCGGTTAGAGGCTTAGCTATTGACCCTATAGGTGAGGCAGCACAAAAAACAGGGCAAACTATATCTCAAGCATTTGAGCCTGTTGGTGAGGTACTAAAGGCGCCAGCAGAGGCAACTTTAGAAGCTACAGGAAGCCCAGCGGCGGCAGCAGCAGTTGAAACGGCTACGTTAGCAGTGCCAGAACTAATAACGGCTAGACTAGGGCTAAAAGGGGTAAAGAAAGCTGGTAAAGGTGTTGAGTCTAAGGTTGAAAAAGTTAGAGCTAAGAGATTAGAGAAGGTTCAATCTGTTTTAGATAACCCTCAAAGCGCCAAGAATGTAGAGTTTAGAATTGTTTCGGGTAGGCGTAGACCGGATAAACTTGCTAAGCAGGCTCTTAAGCAAGGCTTTAACGCTCCCACCGTGGCTT